GGTCTTTATGATTTTATGGTACGTTGTCGAGCTATAATACGGAATAGAGAAGAAGGTGATAACTCTCCTATCAATGTAATTATTGATTCAGTAGGAGGTGATGTATATGAAATGTTTGGTATAATAGATTATATTGAAAGCTTGGATAAAAATAGTGATATTAAAGTAAACACTATATGTAGAGGTAAAGCAATGAGTGCAGCTGCAATGGTACTTGCTTGTGGTACAGGTAAACGTTTAGCTAGTAAAAGATCAACCATTATGATACATGAAGGTTCATCTATGCAAGCTGGTAAATCTTCAGACCTAAAAGAAGCTCATAAATATAATGCTCATTTAGAAGATATGGCTAACGCTATATTAGGTGAGAAAACTACTAAAGATAAAAAGTTCTGGTCTGAACACACAAAAACTGACTTATACTTATCATCTAAAGATGCTCAAAAGTTGGGTGTTATAGACGGAATAATAAATTAAATATGAAACTAAACGAAAAACAAATTAAAGAAAACTGGGAAGACTTATTAGGTAGAATTGAACATCAATTTAATGGTGAGAGGAAAGATAGACTCCTAGAGATGTATAAATATTTTGCGGATAGAATGATGTTTGCACCTGCAAGTTCTAGAGAGCATTACCATAATTGCTTTCCTGGTGGGTATGTAGATCACGTTTTACGTGTTATGGATTGTGCATTTGATCTATACAATTCATGGATGATGCAAGGTGCACATACAGATAATTACTCGTTAGAAGAGCTAATGTTTGCTTCATTAAATCACGATTTAGGTAAAATAGGTGATCTAGATAATGATACATATATACCTAATGCTTCTGAATGGCATAGAAAAAATCAAGGTGCTTTATATACAGTTAATCCTAAAACCGAATTTAGTTTAGTTCCAGATAGGAGTTTATTTTTATTACAGCATTTTGGTATTAAGTATACATGGAACGAATTTTTAGGTATACGGATACATGATGGAATGTACGAAGAAGCTAATAAACCTTATCTAGTAAGCTTTAACCCTGATTCAAGGTTACGTTCTAATTTACCATTAATACTGCATCAAGCAGATATGATGGCTTCACGAGTTGAGTGGGAAAGGTGGAAGTTTGGAGAGAATGGTTTACAAAATACGAGAACACTTACTGATGTACCTAAAGCTAAAATGATGGAGCATGTTGTAAAAAAGCCGTCATCAACACCTAAACCAGCACCTAAGAAAACACCTAGCCCTAGTTCACAACTTAATACAGGTTCTGATGCTAGTAAATTATTTGACGAGCTATTTGGATGATAACAATTATTATAATATTAATACTTTCATTATTAGGATCATTATATGCTAACTGGAATCTTTTACGTAATTACGAAAAGAGTGAGGAGTATGTAGAAAATCTTGAGACATGGGTTAGTAATTTTTCAAAAACTATCACGAATATAAATCGTGAAATTAAAAAAATAGACCATAAAGGTTCGTTCGAATCTGATGATGAGGTAGGTTATTTTTATAAAGAATTGAAAAGGATTATAAACGAACTTAATACACTCGGAGAAGACGATGACGACAGCCCAACAAAACGATAAGCTATCACCAGTACAAGAATTTTATGAATGGTATGGTAAGTTTGAAAAGGAACGTAAAGCAACTAAAGCTAAAAAACGACGTGGATACTTCCACGAAGAAAATGAACGAGCTATTATAGCGTATAATCTAGAACCTGATTACGCATTACGTAATAGAGTATACTCTCAACATATACATAAACCGTTTATGAAACTTACTGAAAATATAATACATACTTTTAAATTTTACTGTTTTGATGATCCTTATGTTGATGTACAAGCTGAAGTAGTAGCATATCTTATAGAGAAAATAGATAAATACGATCCCACAAAAGGATCTAAAGCTTATTCTTACTTTAGTATAGTTGCTAAAAATTACTTAATTTATAATAATAACGAAAATTATAAAAAAATGAAGCAACGCACAAGTGTTGATGCTATAGATGTTAAACGTAATATAACCAATGAAATAGTTCGAGAAGACATAAAAGAAGCTAGAAAAGATTTTACTGATTTAATGGTTGAGTATTGGGATTCTAATCTTAACGTTTTATTTACTCGTAAAAAAGATATACGAGTAGCAGCAGCAATAGCTGAGTTATTCAGACGTAGAGAGAATATAGAAATTTATAATAAAAAAGCTCTATATATTATGATACGCGAAATGGCAGATGTTAAGACGCAGTATATAACTAAGGTAGTTAATCAGATGAAGCGTATCTATAAAGCAAAATGGGAGGAATATCAATCTACTGGTCGATTAGATAATACCCCTGTTAGTTCTAGTCAACAAAATTCTAAATATTTCTAATTATTATATATGGATAAAGATACTGAAATATTTAAAGGCAAAAGCTTTTCCGATATTGCTAAAGATTTATATGGTGCTTCTAAAAAGAAAGAATCACAAATTAATCTATTAATATCGGAACTAAAACCTTTTGTTAAAAACATTGGTGATGCAACTATTATAGTTCCTTTAATTAAAGATTATTTAGAGGTTAGTGTAAAAAACGATGATCAACTAGCTAAATTATTAGCAGTAGCTCAACGATTGATAGGTAATAATGCTCAAGGTGAAAGTGATTTTGGTATTTCAGAAGAAGAAAAAAATCAGTTACTAGCAGAGCTAGATGCTTTAGATAAAAATAACGCTAATTTAGATGAAAAGATTAAGGGTGTAGATAATGGGGTACTCAAGGGTAAAAAATAATAAGGGTAAATCTTACCGTCCATACGGACCTTCTTCCCCTATTACTCAGCAAGATGTAGATTTTCAACAAAACTTAAAGGTTGAAGATATACAAACAGAACCAGCTGAGGTAATAGATATAGTTTTAAATACTTCACATCCAAATTATGATGCATCTATACCTGATCCTGAAGAGCAGATAGGTACAATACAAGTCAGACGCTTATTCAGTGATGCAAATGTTGAAGATGTTGAGAACCTAAGTTGGGCAGTACCTTTAACACGTAATTTTAAGCAATACCCGTTAATACATGAAATAGTGCTAGTAACTTCGTACTGTGATAAATCTTCAGTAGAAGTATCAGATAGTACACAGATGTATTACCATGATATACTTAATATGTGGGGATCAATACATCACAATGCTCTACCATTTTTAAGTATGCCTGATCCTAATCCTGATTCAGCTGAAGCAGATAAAATAGCGGAATATAAAGAGGTTGGTTTTGGTAATCCCAATATAGCAGGAGATGAAGGTAGTGATATAGAGTATGGACGAACATTTAAAGAACAACCACGTATAAGACCTGTACAGCCGTATGAAGGTGACATCACGATAGAAGGTAGGTTTGGTCATTCAATAAGATTCGGTTCAGCAGTTAAAGATCCAGATATACCTAATTTATGGTCTGATCCATCTACTGATGATCCAGCTGAACCTATATTAATAATACGTAATGGTCAAGACCAAGATCTCGAAGATGGTGGTGAACATATAATTGAAAATCCAGATACAGCAGCAGGTTCAATCTGGATGACTAAAGGACAGACTGTGCCATTAACTTTTGGATCAACTAAATATGATGCACTATCTTTTGAAGCAGGTGAGAATACAGTAGGTGAAGATCTTACAGCTCCAACTACAGATGATCTTATAGATACAGAAGGTGAACGTCAAGGTCAAATACTTCTAACTGCAAACAGGTTAGTATTTAATAGCCGCGAAGCCGGAACATATATTTTTGGAGGAGGTGGGATTGGATTAACTACTGAAACTGATATGACGTTTGATGCTGGTAGTGAATTTTTAGTTGATACACCATCAATATATTTAAACGCAACAGAAAAATTAGAAATAGAAGCACCGTTAATATACCTTGGAAAATCACAGCAGTCAGAAGATGATGGAGGGGTTGGAGCAACTCAAGCTACTAAAGGTCACCCGTTAGTTCTAGGTGACGAAGATGATTTATGGAAGAGTACTTTATGTGACATTATAGATGCAATGCTTACTACTCTACAATCCGAAATACACCCAACACCGGCAGGTCCATCAGGTCCACCAATCCAAGCACCACAGTATGCAACACAGCAGTCAGATATAGCTACTTTGAAAGCTTCACTAGCAACTAGCTATAGTGATACTGTATGGGTACAGAGAAACGGATAATAAGGAGATAATTATGCCAGCAGCATGGCCCGGTTTTACAGCAGCAATGAATTCATGGTTTTGTGGTAACGCAAGAGGGGATACAGATGAGGATTGGCAAGAAGCAGGAGCACCTACCGCGAAAAAGATAGCTGATGAATATGAGCTAGCTATAACTACTGCAGGTATAACAGTTCCTGGTAACTTATTAGCAAGTGGGTGGGTGAAATCGACAATGGAATCAGGTTGGAAAACTTCATTTAAACTAGTATTTGATTCAGCTGGAGTTCCGCCTGAAGGATTAGATCTTGGTGTACCTAATTGGATACCAGCTGCTACAGGTACAGTAAATGCTTGGGCAGCAGCTCAATATCAACCTGTACCTCCGCACCCTCCAACTGTAGCACCTGCACCAGGAGTTACTCAATTAGATCCAGGTTTAGGAGCTATACCAGCTTTAGCGTCGACTATAAACGATGCATTTCATTCAAATAATTGTGGAGCTATTGCAGGAATTCTAGTATCTGGTTTCACACAACATTTAACTATGATATCTGGGTTATATACTGGACTCGTACCAACACCAGCTGGACCAGTACCTACCCCTGTTCCATGGATGGGAGTATCATAGAGGTTTTTAACCGACAATTTAACAATAGTTATATTTATATATGATAAAGTATATTTAGAGGAGAGACATGTCAACAAACAAATTAGCACAAGTTATAAGAAAGATAGTTCGAGAAGAGGTTCGCAAAGAAGTGCGTACTGCTTTAAACGAGCAAAAACGTTCAAAAACAAAGGTTACTAAAAACGATTTTAAAACAGGGTTAAAGCACGCTTTAGGTCTTCAAGATGGTATAGAGCGAGCAGCTCGTAAACCGAAACCTAAAAAACAGTATACTAAAAATGCTGCATTAAATGATATATTAAACGAAACAGCAGGTGAGATAGAAAACGCAGCTCAAGAATATCCAACAATGAATAACCAAACATACACCGCAAACTCTGCTCAAGGATTTGATAGAGCATCATTAGCAGCTAAAATGGGGTATGGTGATATGAACCCGCAAGGTCAACCTACATTAGAAGAAATGCTACCGAAAGTTGATACTCGTGGAATGTCTAATCAAGGTGTTCAAGTAGATGACGCAGTAGCTAAAGCATTGACCAGAGATTATTCTGAGTTAGTAAAAAAGTTTAAAAAGTAAAAAATGGCAAATTTATTTGGTAGAGACGATATTGCATTAGGAATAGCACTCCCTTTCGGTTCAGGTAAATCTAACTTTAAGTTAAATTATACTACGTTAGATCAAGCTAAAACTAATATTGTTAATCTTTTATTGACGGATAAGGGTGAACGTTTTATGCAACCACAATTTGGTACTAACTTGAAACGATTTATTTTTGAACCTAATACTAGAGATTTAACTTCAATGGTTCGTACTGAAATAATGGATGCAGTTAAATTTTGGCTACCATATGTTAAGTTAGGGCCAGTTAGAGTAGATCGCTCTATAGAAAATATTGATCAATATAAAATAGTAATAGAATTAAACTTTAGTGTAATAGATGATATTACTGAATTTAAATCAGTAACATTTAAGTTTGGCTCGGATGGTAGTGTAACAGTAATGAATATGTAGGAAGAACATGGCATCGATAAATAAAAAAATAAGCAAAGATATTAAATACACTGGTAAGGATTTTCCTACTATCCGTAAAAATTTATTAGATTTTGCAAAAACTTATTACCCAACAACCTTTAATGATTTCAACGAAGCATCACCAGGTATGATGTTTCTTGAAACTACAGCTTATGTTGGAGATGTATTAAGTTTTTATTTAGATAAACAATTTAAGGAAACTTTACTACCATACGCTTCAGAGCGGAAAAATGTTATTTCACTAGCACAAGCACTCGGGTATAAACCAAAACAAGCAATTGCAGCTAATGTTGATGTTGATATTTTTCAAACAGTTCCAGCAAAAGGAGCTGGTATAAATAATAGACCTGATTACTCGTATGCATTATCTATTAAAGGTGGTATGAAAGTACGTGCAGGTAATGGTACTGTGTATAGACGTAACTTACCAGTAGATTTCACTGTATCAGGTTCTACTAACCCTACTGAGGTATCTATATTTTCTACAGATGACTCAACTGGCGACCCTACCTTTTACCTTTTAAGAAAGCAAGCAGGATTTCAATCAGGCACTCCAGTTACTGAAACTTTTAGTGTAGGATCAGTTCAACCATTTTTGCAAATAGCATTAGCTAGAACTAATATTATTGAAATAGTTAAAGTTACAGACTCATCAGGTAGAGAATGGACAGAGGTTCCATTTTTAGCACAAGATACTATTTTTAAACAAGTACAAAACGATCAATATATTGACCCAGATTTGACAGTTTATAATCAAGAAACACCATATCTATTAAAATTAAAAAAGACATCAAAGCGATTTACATCTAGGGTTAGAGAGGATGGTAGGTATGTTCTAGAGTTTGGTCCAGGTACCTCAACTCAACCGGATGAGGAAGTAATACCTAATCCTAAAAATGCTGGTTCAGCTTTACCTACAGTAACTCCTACTAGCAATCAGTTTATAGATCCATCTAATTTTATGTATACTAAAGCATATGGTGAAGCTCCTTACGATACTACTATAACAGTTGAGTATACTATTGGTAACGGTATTAAAGATAATGTAGCTACTGGTGATATAACTGATATTGACAACATTAATTTTACTAGTGAAGGAGCTGGATTAGATAGATTATTATTTAATAATACTAAAAAATCAGTAGCTGCTACTAACCCAGTACCAGCTCAAGGTGGGCGGGGAGCAGAAACAGCTGATGAAATACGTAATAATGCTTTAGCATTTTTTAATGCTCAAGGTAGAGTAGTTAGTAAAGATGATTATATGATTCGTACCTTAACTATGCCTAGTAGTTTCGGGTCAGTTGCAAAAGCATATGCTACTCAAGATGAAAAATTAAATATTAGTGATACAAACAATAGATTAAGAAACCCGTTTGCAGTTAGTTTATATACTTTATCATATGATTCAAATAAATCATTAGTCAACACTAACCCAGCTACTAAAGAGAATATTAAGAATTATCTAAGTCCTTATAGACTGCTAACTGATTCAGTTACTATAAAAAACGCTTTTATTATTAATGTAGGAGTAGATTTTGAAATTTTAACCCTACCTGGATTTAACAGTAATGATGTATTGTTAAAATCTATCAAAAGAGTGCAAGAGTTTTTCAATATAGATAACTGGCAAATAAATCAACCAATAATATTATCAGACTTATATACTGAATTATCAACTATTATGGGTCTACAAAGTATAGTAAATATTGAAATTTTTAATCTTCAAGATACTCAATCAGGTTATTCAGGAAATATTTATGACATTAATCAAGCAACACGAAATCAGGTAATTTATCCATCACTTGATCCTAGTATATTTGAAATAAAATATCCAAACTCAGATATAAAGGGTCGTGTAGTATCAATCTAGGAGCTATAAAATGATAAAATCTATATACGCAGATTCAGATAACACTATCTATGAAAAGACTGGTAGCTTAAATGCTGGTATAGATTCTGTATTGGAACTAACTAAAGTATCTTCATCTGCAGGGATCCACTCCTCAAGAATATTAATAAAATTTCCATTAGAGGAAATAAGTGCATCAGTTGCATCAGGTAAGATTAATCAACCAAGATTTTATTTAAATTTATATCAAGCAGGAGCTTTTGAAGTTCCTAGAGAATATTCGTTAATATCATATCCAGTATCACAATCATGGGATGAAGGCTCTGGTAGAAAGCTAGAACCTACTGCATTAAATTTATTTGAACGTCAAGCATCATCTTGGATTTATAGAGATAAACAAGCTACTAGTATTGAATATATAGCTGCTAGAGATTCTCAATGGACCTCTCGCTCACTTGCAGAAGGATCTGCTATTAACTTTAACAGTGTTACAGGTGGTGGAACTTGGTATAAAGACTACTACGGTACTCAATCATTTGAACATGAATCAGCTGATCTACGTATGGATGTAACACCTGCTATACAGTATTTATTAACTGGTAGTATACCTAATGATGGTTTAATAATAATGCGTTCAGGATCTCAAGAAACTGACTCTACTAACTACGGCATGGTACAGTATTTTTCAAGACAAACTAATACAGTATATCAACCAAGATTAGAAGTAGTATATGATGATTCAAGTTTTGACGCAAGCGGACTATCAGAATTAACTTCTGATCAAAGTGTAGTTTATTTAAAAAATCTTAAACATGAATATAATGTGAACGAGCAACCTAAAATTAGAATAGTTGGTCGTGATAGATACCCTACCAAGACTTTTTCTACTCAGTCTAATTTTAAAGATATAAAATTTTTACCTACCTCTTCTTATTACGGAGTAAAGGATGCTATAACTGAAGAATATGTTGTTCCTTATAGTAATCAAGGAACTAAATTAAGCTGTGACTCATCTGGTAATTTTATGAAACTAGATATGAATTCTTTTATGCCTGAACGTTATTATAAACTCTGCTTCCAAGTAACTCAGTCAGATAGTTCAGTAGTTGTGTATGATGAAAACTTTTACTTTAAGGTAATTAGATAATGGCAGTCAATAAAAAAACTAATATTACTCGTGCTCAACAGATACGTGATGCAGGTAAAACACCTCTACAAAAAGCTCAAGCTAAAGTAGGTAGGTCAGATAAACCTATTGAAACGCCTGAACCTGTAACAATACCTCGACCACTGCCAGAATCACCGGTGCGAACACCTGGGGGTGAATCTCCTTATATTCCACCTATCAAAGATGGTAAACCTAATCCGGATTTTATAAGAGATATACCACCAAGAACTGGTGGTGAAACTCCAGTTAAGACTGAAGTCGATAAAATTATAGAAGAATCAAACGAAGTAATACAGCAGATTGAAAGTAACAAAGACCCAGCTAGACCACCTGTTGATCCAGTTCAAGATATTGTTAAACCACCTCCAGCTATAACCCCTACAGAGGTTGCTTTAGAAAATCAGAAAGATTGTGATACTAAAGTTGAATTTCCTAATATAGTTATTAATAACGAGGTAGTAGTAGATCTTGGGCAAGATCAAGATCAAGAACAAGGTTTTGATATTAATATACCAACCCTTGATCCAATAGAGGTACAAGAATTACGTAGAGGGTGTACTGATCCTGACGCAGAGAACTATGACCCAGCTGCTTTAATAGATGATGGTTCATGTGTATTCGCAGAACCAGATACAGGGGAGGAGATACTTGACCCACCTGTTGACCCGCTACCTAACATAGCACCTATTACAGAGTTTTTAGATAGTCACGGGAATGAAGTTTTTACAGTTACTATAGATGCAGTAGTTGCAGAAGAAGATGTGGTGTTAGAGAACGGAGTAAAAATTCCAGCTACTGTAGAGTTAGTAGAAGAAATTACAAGACCAAATTTAACTGATAGTGATCTCATATTTTCGGAAGAAGATATAGAAGTAACTAAAAAGAAAGCAGCAAGAACTGAATTAGGAGAGCTTGCAGGAGATACTAAACTAGATTCCGATCAAGATATAGTTATTATAGGTGATAAAGAATCTATTAAGAAAAAATTAGTTAGAAATGATAACGGTGTTATACTACTCAAACCTGATGAGTCTCCTAAACTTAAAGTTAGTTTAAGGAGTCAATCATTTACAATGACACAGTATAGACGTACTATTGATACAGAATTTAAAAAATTAGTAGGGAAGCTATAATGCCGTTTGATTATTATAAAAATACAGAAGAGATAGATCTAACTACAGGGCAGGTACGAGCACAAGTATACACTGAAGCAGACTTGAGGTCAATGGATACAGTGTATGGTTATATGCAAAATCCTATATTCGGTCAGAGTGATTTTGACCGTATTGAGCTACACGTATATGATGTAAATAAACAACTTCTATTTTCAGATCATAAAGTTGAAGGTTGGTCAATGGGTACAGACCTTGAAGGTATGCCAGAAGTAGAATTAGATGTTAATACTAATATTACTAAACTAGGTTTTACTTCAGGCGTCTATGATATAGTATATAACTTTCATAGAGATGCAGTTGGAGCTCCTATAGGACCTAAATTTAGAGTTCATTCTATAAGTTCAGACCGAACAGAGATTCGCGTAATACCTTCTGTAGCTGAAGATGACGAAGTAAATGCAGGAGCATTGCTAGAAACTTTCTATGCTAGATTGCAGCGACTAAAAGTTACCTCTGCAGTTACTGGACCATACACTCACGCTGCTATACCAAACAATCCACTTTGGACTGAACTACAATTAAATTTAGCGTATAACCGTATATTTAACGTAGCTGCTTGGTTGATTGATGATATATTTCCTGCAGATGAAGATGTACCTAATACTATACTGCTTAAATTATATGAACCTATTCCAGCTGATGTAGAGGTAAAAAATCAGGCTTGGTTAGTAGCTGAATCAACTCAACCAGTTATCAATAGAGTGCTGCTAGATGCACCAATACTACTAGAGGGAAATAGTATTGCTGGACCTAATTTTGATTTATGTTTAGACGATACAGCTAGATTACAGACTGATTACAAAAGTTATAATCAAGTTCTAGGGACTGATCCTGATACACAGTCAACTATATTAAATAGCTATAGTTCGAGTGCAGATGGTATTCAGCTTAATATTGATTATTCAGTTTTTAGTAATTATGTTCACTTTAGTTCAGCTGAAAAACGTATAAATAATTTTATATATAAATTACAAGTTATAAGTCAATACGATAAAGCAGCTCAAGAAATAGAATATAGTGACTTCGCAACTTCAGATGTATACATTTATGAGTTTACTGGC